CGGTATTGCGCACGGCGCGGATCGGGGCGGGAGCGCCATTCTCCACAAAGGTCGGATGGATCAGCTCAATGGTTATAAGCATGACCTCACCCTTTGGTGCCGAGGCGGCTGCCTCCGCCCAAGCCTGGGTAGCGCTGATGGGCATAGAGTTATCCTGATGGGTCCGTTGTGATACTGCCCCACCCCGCTACGCTCTGACTTGGCTGGGCGGTAGAGTTTCAATGACGAGTGAAGAAGAACTTGAGCGAATGCTCTTGTATGCGCGTGCGCTTGGACAGGGAGTAAGCTTCCTGATGACTAATTTGCTCATCGAGCACGTGAGAATACGGGGCGATGATCCAGAAGCGCGCATGGTCAATACGCGTGCGATGCTAGATTGGAGCCTCATAAGCTTTCGAGGCAAAGTTCGAATCCATGACGGCGGTGAGTTGGAAATCACCGATGAGATCAGAGGGCGCGTTGGGCTGATCCTGGATGCCATCGAGCGGGAGGCCCGGGAGACCCTTAATCTCGCACCACCGGTCAAAGAGAGGCATTGAAGCTTTCCGACACGGCTCGCGTTCCGGAAATCGGCACTTAGAGATCCCAAACGTCGAGGGAGAAGGAAACGTCGATGTGAGCCCCGACGCGCATGGGCGAATAATGCCCCTTGTTGCGGAGTTTGACCCGACGCACAGGGCAGGCCGTGAGGTCCCAGACCGGCATCTCAAATTCTGCTGTGCCGTGGCTCAGCGTGTCGCGCACGAAAGCCTTGAAGGTGAGGTATTGGGCCGTGCTCATGCGGATTGTCATGTCTACGACGCCGATCACAACAGTGACCGTGCGGCGGGAACGGGTATTGCCGGCCGACATCTCGCTCTCCAGAGCCCCGCGGAAGGGCTCGGGCTGGCTGCGGATGTAGGGCATGTGCGGCACGCTGGCCGGCCAGGCGGGAAGAGCCATCAGCGGCCTCCCATCCGGTTGCGTTGCAGGTTCTTCAGAACGTCGCCGGTCTTGGCACCACGTGCAAGGGCACCAGCCACCATCTCATCGATTTGAACCTCCAGGCGCGGACCCTGCGGGCCTTGCGTCTGCTGGGTTGCCACCTGAGACCCGTTGTTATTGTTGATGACCACTTGCATGCCGCTGCCCGTTGTTCCCTTGCCTAGGGCAGAGTTCGGCTTGATCATGCCATTGCGGCCCATGCGGAGGATCTCGGGGCCGTTCTCGCCCACGAGATAGGTGCCGCCCGACTGCACGGAACCGCCAGAGGCGCGAGCCCCGCTGAACAGACTAGAGAACAGAGAGCCGATGCCGCCTGCGCCGTTGGTGCCGCCGAAGGCGCCCTTGAGGGCAGCGTCGAGAGCCATGTCGAGAAGGCGATCACCCACCCGCTTGAGAGCGTTCTGCAGGGCTTCGGCCGCGCTGACGCCATCCATGAGATCGGACACGAAGCCCTTGACCCCATCGGCCGCAATGTCCTGAAACTCGCTCATCGCCTCCTGCGCGTCACGTATGGCGTTCTCAGCGGTTTCGAGTTCCGTCACTGCCTGCCCATAAGCGGCAGCGACCGCATCGATGTTGGCACGAAGAGCAGCGTCAACGGTGACGTTCGACTCCTTGGCCGCTCTCAGAAGCTCGAAAGCCGCCCGGGCCTTGGCGATCTCCCCTTCGGACTGGCCGACCGTCGTAGCCTCCTGACGAATGGCTTCGGTGCGTTCCTTGATCTGCGCAATCTCGCGAGCGTACTCGCTTTCGCGCTCCTTGCGCCCCTTCTTCTCCTTATCGTCGCCAGGGACTGCATAGTTCGCGAGTGAGATGGTTCTCTTCGGCTTGACCGTCATAGAGAGCGGCGTCTCTGTTGGCCGCGCCATGCGATCAGGATCAACCGCCGTCAGCCCCTGCTGAGAGGCCGAGCGAAGGTCTTCGAACTTGGGAATGGCGGCTGCGAGCCGGTCGAACAGCGCAATGATACGCTCGATTTCATCGACGGTGGACTTAAGCCCATCCGGCACCTTGGCGATGTCGTTAACGAGAGCGTCGACGAAGCGGCCCACGCCGCCAGAGGCGTCCGTGAGTTTGCCCATGGCGCCCGCTGCCAGCGTCAAAGCGTTCTCAACACGCGTCCATTCCTGTCCATAGGTGCGGACCGAACTGGCAGCTTGCTGGGCGAGCCCGTCAGAGCCCGCCTGCAGAGCGCGGAAGAAGGCCTCGGAGGAAACCTTGCCATCCTTGATCAGAGCGCGGAGCTTGGCGACAGAGCCGCCAGCCTCTTCCATGCCGTTCGCCACCGCCTGCGCGATCGGGAACAGGCCGTCGAGGACGGAGCCGAACTCTTCCGACTCCACCTTGCCGCTCGCCAGGAGCTGCCCGAACTGTTGGATAGCGCCGGCAGCCTGAGCGCCGGAAGTGCCCTGAACAAGGAGCGCCTGTCCAACCTGCTCCGTGACAGCCAGCATCTCGGCTGACGTTGCCCCGAGTTCCTTCTGTGCGAGAGCGGTCTTGCCGTAGAGCTCGGCCATGCTCTCGATCGGGGACGAGGTGCGCTCAGCAATGGCGGCGATCTGGGTAAATGTCGCCTGAAGCTTCTCGCCCTCGAGACCTGTCACGCGAAGCGCGTTCTGCGCCCTCGTGAAGCTATCGGAGAACTGCGCCACCTGTTGCAGCGAAACGCCCGCCAGAGCCCCGCGCACGGCATTGCCAAGGGTATTCATGGCCTTGCCGATGTTGACGTTGAGGCCCTTGAAGCGCCCCTCAATCGCCTTGGTCTGACGATCTGTCGTAGTGCGGGCCCGTTGCATTTCGCGTTCATATCCCCTCATCTGGGCTTCAAGGCGCACTACAAGCGTCTCAAGGTCTGTTGCCATGGGGGCTCCAAGTGGAAATTGCGTTACTTTGGTTCGCGTTAGCTGTCGTCGTAGGTGTCGCCGCCGGGAGCCGAGGACGGAATGGTCCGGGGTGGTTCCTGCTGGCTATCGTTCTCTCGCCGCTTATCGCTGGACTTCTCGTGCTGGCGCTACCAAGGCTAATGGCAGAGCAGACCCATCATGCAAAACCAACCGCGGCTCAGATTGCTATGGCCGGTCTGAAAACCTGCCCGGATTGCGCCGAGCAGGTGAAGGCTGAGGCTCGGGTCTGCCGCTTCTGCCGTCATGAGTTCCCCGAAAACCAAAGCTCGGTTTTACAGGAATACAAAGGAATACCCTTCGAGCATGCGGAACGAGGCTCGATTGTAGCCACGGTCCGCGGGGGCCGCGTGCATTTCCCTTCGATGGAAGCTTTCAGAGCGAAAGTTGACCGGCATAGATCCTAGTGCGGCTTTGTGCCTGCCTGGATCCAGTCCGCATGCCGCGAGAGCATGTCGTCAAAGTCCGAGGCCGACAGCGGGTCGATTTCTTCTTCCGGTGCGTTCGCCTTGTTGTACCCGTCGACACAGGCGGCAAACTGCCAGAGGCTCATGCGGTCAACGGCATCGGGGCTGAAGCCGAGGACGGCACCGGTTCCATAGAGACCGGAGAAGCTGAACCGGGTTGATCCTCGGTCTTCTCCGGTTCCTTTTTTCCCACGGGGTCATCCGGATCCCCGAAAAGGGCCGCGGCCAGGATCACCTTCACAGGGGTGAGGCTCTCCATGAGCGGCTGGCCTTCGACGTAGTTCTTGACGAGAGACAGCGCCTTGAGAGGCTCCAGCCCGCCACCGATCAGGCCGAGGCGGATGACCTCGCGGAGATCATCGACCTTCCACGTGCCGTCAATGACGCGGGATAGAAGGGCATAAGGCCCGACGCCGGTTTTATCCTGCAACTCGCGGAGCTGCCCGATGGCAAGCCGGAACTTGTACTCGCCATCGGCCCATTCAAACGTCTTTGAGGCGTCTGCACTCATGTAGCAGCGACCCAGACAATTTCGCCGTCATTCTGAAGTTCGACCTCAACGCCGATCTTCTCGCCGTTCTCTCCGGTCACGTTGAAGCTGGTCAGGTGGAACTTGCCTTCCCAATGGCCCCAGCCGGTGCCGCCGTCGATGCGGATGCGGCAATTCTTCGACTCGGTCGAGAAGAAGAACGTGCGCCAAGTTGTAAGGGCTTCCTGTGCCAGAATGCCAGAACCGGAGACCGTGCCGCTCAGCGCAGTCGTGACGCGCTCCACCCACTGCGGGGCATCAGGGTCGGCACAATCCGGCACGTTCGTGTCGTTCGTCTCTTTCGCGAAGTTGATGCCGCGGGAAGTGAGGCCGCAAGGGGCGGCGAAGACTTCGGGATCGGCGCCGTCCCCGATCAGGACAAGCAGTTTGGCAGCCGAAAGGGTAGTTGGTTTAGCCATAGTCGTTTCTCCTGGCTGGGTTTAGACGCGCTCGATGAGCGCCCGAAAGCTGATGCGAGCGCGGGTCAGCAGCCCGTCGCCACCGTCCCCGGTCTGGGTGTCACGGTGGCGAAGTTCGACAAGCGCATAAGGCTCATCAAGTGTGAGATCCTGATCATGCAGGGCATCGCGGATCGCCATGGCGGCCCGGGAGGCTTCCGGCTTTCCAGGCGTCTCGGACCAGACATCAAGATCGACGTTGACTTCCCAGGCATCCGAGCAGTCGTTGCTGTCATCGAGTTCCTGAAACTGCCGCAGATGGACATAAGGCCGAGGGGCATTGGCCGGCACGCGGTCATAGATCCGAGCCGACACGACAGCCGTCAGGAGAGCATTGGCGCGGAGGGTCGCCACCATGGCCTTTTGCAGAACAAGCGCTGCGCTCATTGTCCGACCGACTTTTTGATGGCTTTCTTCGTGGCGCGGGTGATGCGCCCCTTCACCTTCCGCCGCATGACCCTGTAGCCGGGGAAGAAGAAGGGCTTGGCGGGCGTTCCGGGGTGCTGTGAACCCGCAAAGAGACCGCCATTGACGTGAGGCGCGGAGCCAAACTCCACGATATGGGCATAACGGACTTTGGCGTTGCCGGCAGAGATCGTCACGGAGAGATCAGGATCGCTCTTGCCGCCGCCTTTCTGCCCGCCTTTGAAGGCGGAATACTTCGGAGCCGCACCGCCTGCGCTCGAGACAATGGAGTCGCGCAGGTCGCCGCTGTCTTCCGGGGCCAGGCTCTTCTGAAGGCGCACGATATCCTCGGCGCCTTGCTTGATGGCGGCCGCCATCTCCTTCCGAATGTCGGCGGGGATGGCGGCCATCTTCTTCAGAAGACGAGCTCGCCCCTTGAGGCTGCTCACGACCGGCTCTTAGCCTTGCTCTCGTCCTTCGCAGGAACGGCTGCCTCCTCGATGGCGCCGGCAGCTTTGGCCGCCTCATAATGGGCTTCAGGGATCAGACCCTCATAGCCCTTCTTATAGGCCTTCTCGATGCCGAAACTGATGGGGTGGGTGTAATCTTTCGTGAACTTCGCCTGCTGGGCCATGGCTCTTCTCCTTTAGCTAACACCGCCGAGGGTACAGGTTAGAATGTTCCACATCCGCTTTCCGTCAGGGTCGCGGATGTCGTGGATTGCATAGATCTCGTCGGGCTTGCGGGCGTTGATGGCCCGCCACTCGGGACGGATCTGGTCCGTCTGGGATGACCAGCGGACCTCAATCTCAGTCGGGCGCACGCCCTGCAGGCGCTGAGCGAGAACCTCTTCCCTGCCTCGCGCCGGCCGGATGTTGGCAGCAACGGTGAATTGATCGGCCCAAGGGCCGGAAACCTCGTTGCCATAGCCGTCATCCACGACGCCTCTGGCTTGGAAGGTGACCCGGTCTCTAAGCTGGCCAGCTGAAAGCATTGATTAACCCTGTTGAAGCGGCTCAATTGGGCGGTTTGGGGATAAGGATGGGGATAAGAGATAGCTGCCCTTCGGGATGAACCTGCCCGCAATAAGTTCCGTGAAAAGACGCCGAAATTTTCGTTTCAGCAGAAAGGTTTGATTCAGGATCTGGAGCCCAAAACCCGCGCCTGCTTTTGCATAGCCAGGTGCTTTCGTGTCCCCTTCAAAGCTTCATATTCTCTTCACTGTCATTGCCTTGATCACGCTCGGGAAGGCTCCCGTCGTTGCTCCTGTCAGAAACCCTGATGTTCACGCGATGATCAGAATGTCAGTCACACGAGACCCAGATGCATAGTGCCTCTGATCACAATACCAGCGGCCATTCGGACAACCATAATATGGCCACGGTTGGCGGGTGTAATTCGTTCGTGCGCTTGAAGCCCCCCGAAAGCGCCGACGCCCTGGCCGAGGATTGCGAGAGCCCTCCGCCGGGGCGTTTTCATTTCCGGACTACTCCCCGTGCCGAGAACCCATACGGGCCGCACCCATTGCTTTCTGGAACGTTGAGTGAAGAGCAAAGCAGGCTACCTTCTCATCTGTGGCGCAGTAGGTGCCCCGTCCGCCACATAGCGCCCCGACTGGATCGTGTGAGACCCGTTTCAGCTGGGGCGCCCCAGATCAACACACCGAATGTTTACCTTGTCCGGTCAGAATGATCTCACCGGGCGCGTTGCGTATCAGCTTGGACAAATGCGGGGCTCTACCCTCCGCTTGCGCCCTGGTTGAGGCTTCCGACTCATCCTCAGC